TATAAGCATCTATAAAGATGTGAGCGGAACCTTGACCAAAATCGCAAACGCGACATCTCATTCAATCGACATTTCTAAAGATATGATCGACGTTACTAACAAAGACAGCGCAGGCGCTAAAGAGTTTATCGCTGGCGAATATGGCTACACTTTGAACGTTGAAGGTATTTTTGAAGAAGATGCATCTGTGAGCACAAGCGGTTTGTCTTTTAAAGATCTTTTGACCGATTTGTTAGCGGGTACTTCTGTTACAATTGTAATGACTACCAACAGCACAGGAGATCAAAAATTAACAGGCGGCGCTTTCTTCAGCAGCTTGTCATTGAGCGCACCTAACAACGACAAAGCAACCTTCACAGGAACTTTGCAAGGTACAGGCGCTTTGACTATTGGCACCGTTTCATAATTTATTTGTTATCTTTGTGGCATGAGCCACATTACCATTGGGGGTGTTCAGCACCCCCTTTTGTTTAACATGAACAGCCTGCGCAACGTTATGCAGTTGGCTGGGATGGAAAATTTCGCAGATCTAAATTTGCAAAAGGACCTTGCCAAATCTATGGACTTCGCATTAGCCTGCGCATTCTATGGGATCCTGGAAGGCTACGAAGCCGACGGCAAAAAAACGCCATATCCCACCATCCAAAAGTTGGGCGCATCGGTTAAAAGATTTACAGAGTTAAGCCCTGCATTGGATGGATTCACGCAGGCCGTTAGTGATTTCTTTAGCACCGAAGAGCCAGAGGGAAAGTAAAAGCCAAGGGCGACGGCGCACCGCTAACTTGGCGCAAGATTGAGCGCATCAGTTACGGCGAATTGAATCTAACTGAGCGGGAGTTTTGGAAATGCTCGCCACGTTTTTGGCGTTTAAAATTGGAGGGGATGCGTGAGGCGCAGCAACAGCAGTACAGAAACCAATGGGAAATAATGCGCTGGGCAGTTGCTACAGGCATGGCGCCACACTTAAAAAAGCCAATAGAACCCAAAAGGCTGTTAACATTTCCATGGGAGGAATCCGAGTTTTTGTCTATTCACGAAGCGGTTAAACTATATTCGCATGTCTTTGATAAATTAACACCGGACGCCAAGGCATGAGCGCACCTATAAAAATAGTATATAACATTTTAAGCAATGCGTCAGACCTTACGGCGTTGGTTTCCACTCGCTTAAATCCTTTGCGGATTCCGCAAGAGTCTGCATTCCCTGCAATCGCTTATAATTTAGTCAGCGTAATTGCAAGCCCTACCAACACAAGCCACTCACGCACAGACTTTGCTCGGGTGCAAGTTAGTAGTTTTGGCACCACGTTTGCGAGTGCTACAGAAGTGGCGGCTCAAGTTCGAGCTGCTTTTGAATCTGCGAGTTATCCAAATATATTTAATGACTATTACTGCCAGGCGATTGAGTTCGACGGCGAGGTGCATTTGGTTGAAGATGAGGCAGGATTTGCGGGAATTTATCACGTTGCTCAGGACTTTATAATTAACTATTACACTGTTGCAGTTGTAACCGAATTGCTATTGTTGGAAAGTGGTGATTTCATTTTGTTAGAAGATGGATTTAAAATAGAATTGTAAGCATGGCAAGGTCGTTAAATATAGTAATTGGCGCAAACATTGAGAAGCTCAGACAGGGTTTTAATGATGCGATTTCAGTAATCAAAAAGGCAGGCGGTGAAATGTCTGCCGATGTGGCGAAAAGTGCGAAGAGCATAGAGGAGAAGCTGGCGAGCATAGCAACCCGTAACCCAACGATGAGCACTGTCAGACAGTTGACTCAGTTGGCAATGGAAGCGCGGGCATTGGGTCCAGAGTTTGCCGCGTCTGCTGATCAGTTTATAAAAGAAGCGGGTAGAATAAAGGACAGCATTGGGGACGCCAGGGCAGAAGTTGGATATTTTGCAAGCGATACCCGACGCCTCGATGCGGTATTGGGTGGAGTGCAGGCAGTTGCCGGGGCTTTTGGTGCCGTTGAGGGCGCACTTGCATTGGCAGGGGTTGAGAATGAGGATCTACAGAAAACAATGGTAAAGCTTCAGGGCGCCATTGCTTTGGTGAATGGAGTGCAAGCCATACAAAACGCATTGCAAGCTGAGAGCGCTGTGCGTATTGGGATAACTACGGCAGCCACTAAACTTTATACATTAGTAACGGGAGGCGCAACAGGGGCAACGCTTGCGTTCAGAACGGCCTTAATGTCTATAGGTATAGGCGTTGCAATTGCAGGGATTGGCGCATTGATTGCCAATTTTGACAAATTAAAGAACGCAATTTTTCCCGCTGATGCCGCGCTGAAAGGATTAAATACAACGCTCGATAAAACAATAGCAAAAAACGAGCGCGATATAAAAGTAATGGAGGCAAAGGGCGATAAATTAGGCGCCTTTGCTTTACAGGAACAGAATTTAAATTTAACGCTACAAAAGGCTCGTGCAAACTTTGGCAAAAACAATAAAGAGAACTGGGGCAAAATAATTGACGATACTAAAACGGCACTAGATGTATTAAAAATACAAAGAGACAATTATAACGCAGCAGAGGCGGTTAAACAACAAGAGCACGAAGCCGAGATTTTAAAGCAAAATCAAGATGCTTATAACAAGCGTTTAGAAAAGTTTAGAAAGTACAACGCACAAAGACAGTTAGAGGCAGAAAACGCCAGAACTGAATTAAAGGCAAAAGAAATTGAAACCGTTGCTAGTGGTCCACGCCAAGGAATCAAAACAATAGATCCCGCGCCTATCGATATTAAGGCACCGCAAAAACTTGAACATACATTTGTCAAGATTGATTATGCGATGCAAAACCAAATTGCAAAGCAGGAAGAATACGAGGCGAGTTTTGCGAAAACAATGGAGGGAGTAAACCAGGCATTTAATAGTTTGACCGCTGACGGACTCGAAGCATTCGGGGTATTGTTGGGTGATATTATGACGGGGCAAATCGGAAGCTTTCAAGATTTTGGCAAGAAATTACTGGGAGCAGTTGCGGCATTCATGAAATCATTTGGGCAAGCATTGATTGCCACGGCCACAGCGTCAAAGGCTTTCAAGGAGTTGCTAATTAAAAACCCTGTGCTCGCAGCTGCTGCGGGTGTTGCCTTGGTTGCAGGTTCTGCAGTGATCACTAACATGCTGAACAAAGGGCCAGAGATGACAGCCTTTGCCGAGGGGGGTATTGTGAGCGGCCCGACTTTGGGATTGGTGGGAGAATATCCCGGGGCGAGTTCTAACCCTGAAGTAATCGCACCACTTGACAAATTGAAGGGCATGCTAAACACAAACGAGCAAAGCGGATTTGTAGCTAGCACCACAATACAGGGGCGAGATTTGGCGATAGTATTGGAACGATATAACAAAGACAGAAATAGGGGATAATGGCACGCATTTACTACGGCTCATTCAAGAGCATTCAAGACATTGATTACAGGGTTGAGTTGTGGGATGCGCCAAGCGGTAGCACCACCTCGGGCACCGAGTTGAAACTTGCGGGCGAGGGCTTTGTAATTGATCGCGAAGGCGAAGGCACTGCAACCTATGAAGAATTTTTAAGGCCATCACGATGCTCAACCGAGTGGGTGATGCCAAACAATACTGTACTGGCTGACTTTATTTCGATAAGCACAGAGGCTGAAAACAATTGGGCCATGATTGTGTATCGTGAAGATGTGCCCATTTGGATTGGTAGAGTTATTGCCGATCAGATGACGCGCCTGCGTGAGGCCATCCAAGCAAAGCCACGCATAAAACTTGCAGCGGTCGATGGCTTGGAATTGTTAAAAGGATTTCGTGTTAGTGATCTCTGGTTTACGGACGGCATAATTACAGGCTCCTATCTTTTCCGCAAGTGCCTCGAACAAATTGAACTGAGCGAGTACTGGGTAGTTTTAGGGATACAAACAAATTACTTTTATGATGCCTCTTTGATGTATGCCAGTGCAGCCGCATTAAAAGGGATTCACTTGCTCAGTTTCAACCTCAACGCGTTTGTGAAAAACTTTGACCCCATGAAGGATGTGCGGGCCATCGATGTAGACGCGGGATATTATGCCGACAGCAATATGCTCACCTGCACCGAGGCAATGGAGCAGATTTGCGCAGCCTTGCAAGTTAGGTTTATACATGAGATGGCAGGTTATTGGATGGTGCCAGTAAACGGTTACTTTAATACTACGCTCGCCTATCGCCGTTACTCCTATACACTTGGGTACCAAGGCACGGGCACCTATACCCACAGGCAGACATTGGCAAGCCCACGACCGCAATGGGAAGCCAAGCCATCCCTGTACTATCAGCCCGCTGCTAAGTTGGTGCGCATCGATACAGAGCGTAGGCTTGCAGGTAGCAAATACCGCACATATTTAAACGCTGTAGATACCATTTTTTCTAGTGAGTTCACAGGCATACCTACAGGCACAACGCCAGACGATGCACCTATGCGCATTAAGGTATTGGTCAAGTTTACCCGCGCTTACCCGAGTGGCAAAGTTGAGAATCAGACGCAGATTAATTACAGGATTTATTTGCGTGATTCCGCGGGTACAATTTCTTATCTGCAAAATGATGGCTATTGGAGTAGCACAGTAAATGCGTTTGAGGGCAAAGTCGATACACGTGGGCAGAAAACTACCTGGAATAGTTACATGATTGAGCACCAGTGCACGACAGCCCCGGCAACTTATGACCGCCTATTTGTCGATATTGACTTTGTGTATTCAGTTGTTAAAACTTATTCAAAAAGCAAAGGGTGGCAGGTTACGGCTTCGGCTCCAAAACCTTTCTGGGGATCTGTGCAAGTTGCGTTTGCCGATAGTTCAGCATACCAAAACCCCGACTTTGTTTTTGATGTTGAAGAGATATTTAGCCCAGGCACAACCTCGGCGCTTAACAGTACCGAAATTAATTTAAATATCGCCCATTACTCGAGCGATTCAAAATACGCAATCGGCAATATACTGGCTTACAATGGCACTACCAATGTCGTGGCCGATGATTGGTTTGGTGGATGGGATTCCGTAACCCATGGCACGCTTACTGAAATGATAGGCACGGCCGTAGGTGGTTGCTATAAAGATTTTTTGCAGGTCGTGCGTGGTAGTTGGGTAGACAGTGGGACATTAACGGCAATCAAAACTTTGTATTTTGACGGCGGCGCCTGGGTGTTGAATGGTTGCAGCTTCAAAGCACGATCAGAGGCATGGGATGGCGAGTGGTTGTATTTGGCCCCAACTTATTCAGGGCTTACCTCCACGGGCGAAGGTTACAAAATAGATCCCGGCAAGAATGATGATAAAGTAAATTACGCATTGGAAGCCGTGGCCGAAATGAATGGATCAATTAATTTTGTGCCAGAGCAGGTATTGGAGTTTTTGATTAATGACGCAGAAGGCGCACCAACAACTCAGCCAACTATTAACACACGTTGGGAGGTGATGCTCGAATATGTGGACAGCACCGAGGTTGTAAGGTGGCACGTGCAAGAGCATAACGCTTCTGTGGTTTACACGGCGGGAACTCACACAATTACAAACGGCTACGAGCTTATTATTTGCAATACTACGGACGGCAACGTAACTGTGAACTTGCCAAACGCCACAGAGAGCAAGGGTAAGAAATACTACTTTATTAAGAAAGCTAACCCGCATGTAGTGACTATAAGCGGAGGGGCTTACAATATAAACGGGGCGAGTACTACAACAATAAATGCCCAATACGGCAGCAAAACAATTATAAGCGACGGCGCCCAGTGGTATATTATAAGTAGCGTTTAATTTGTTAACGAGTCGGCGGTAGGTGTTTTGTAATTTTGGGCTATGCCTAATCAAAAAATTAGCGAATTAACCGCGATTGTAACTGTTGACAATAGCGTAGACGTTCTGCCTATTGTTGACATTTCAGCAAATACTACAAAGAAAGTAACCCCCAATGCGCTAAAGACCGCGCTTGCGTTGGATAACGTAAACAATACCAGCGATGCAAACAAGCCCGTGAGCATTGCTCAGCAGGACGCGTTAAATGCCAAGGTTACGGCAAACGCGGCAATCACGGCAGGCACGGCGCCAAAGGTTACATTCGACGCCAAAGGCTTAGTAACTTCGGGCGATTCATTGGACGAAACCGATTTACCTACGGGAATAAACGCCAACAAAATCGGCACGGGTGTTGTAAGCACAACCGAATTTGAATACCTTAACGGGGTAACCTCTGCAATACAAACGCAGATAGATTCTAAGCAAGCCACGCTTGTAAGTGGTACGAATATAAAGACCATAAACAGCACATCGTTAGTTGGGTCGGGTGATGTCGCAGTGCAGCCAACATTGGTAAGCGGAACAAATATTAAAACGATTAACAGCAGTTCATTGTTAGGCTCTGGAGATATAACTATTTCGGCCAATCCTTCGGGCGTATCGGGTGCGATTCAGTTTAGCAATGGTTCAGCGTTTGCAAGTGATGCCGCTAACTTGTTTTGGGATGATACCAATAATAGGTTGGGGATTGGTACGAATACTCCTGGTTATTCTATTGAAGCAGTTGGAGAAATTAGAGGAATTACACAAGTTTCTGGGCAGATTCTCGCCTTAAGAAGAACGAGTGATAGTGCTATTCAGTCAACAATAGGATTTAGTGCGGGATTGGAAATTAATGATGCAAGTGGGCAAGGTGGTAGATTAAGTTCCGTTGGTTCAACTGCGTTAAAATGGCTTACTTCAAGTTCACAACCGAGAATCGGAGTTGGTTTCAATGGTTCAATTTTAGCAACGGCACACATTCAAGGCAGTGGCTCAACATCCGCCACTACATCGCTTTTGGTGCAGAATAGTGCGGGGAATGAGGCGTTAAGAATAAACGATGATAGAAGTTTCGCTATTGGTAATGTCTCATATGCAAGTATTTCAACGAGCATATCCGCAGGGGGTATAAATACATATAGCGCGGCGGATAGCCATTTGTTTAACACCTTTACATCGGGATATGTAACCCAATTACAAGTGAAAGGAGTGCAAGTTTCAGTTGGTACAACATCGCCAAACGCATCTGCAAAATTCCAAGTCGATTCAACAACAAGTGGATTCCTACCACCCCGAATGACAACAACCCAAAAGAACGCAATTTCCTCACCCGCAGCGGGATTGGTTGTTTACGATTCCACAACTAACAAACTATGTTGCTACAATGGTAGCACTTGGAACGATTTATTCTAATTTTGTAAAAAAATAAGACAATGCAAGCAATAAAAATTTTAAGCCCCGTAAACCTAACAAGCGGTTTATCAATCCCATCGGGTTCAATCGTAGTAATCGCCGAAGGTTACGCATCAGTTAAAGACCAAAAAGACGGAATCATCCCCGCCCAAATCGCAACCTTTGTATTTGCAAGTGTACAAGCATTGGCAGAAGGCAAAGCCCCGATTCAAGGCATTGAAGATTTTAACACCACTTTTTCAGGTCTTGAGTTGACCGTTGCGGATTATGAAACATTGGCAGCCGAAACCCTTTTAATCAATGCGGTTTACGACGCTTTAAATGCAATTTACCCTGCACAGGTTGAAGTTGTAACGATTTAATTTTTTCAGCAATGACGGCACCGAAAGTAAAACCCAATGCGCTACCTGTTAGCTTTGACCAATTCCGTAAAAACCCAGTTGCTGCCGTGGCTTTTTGTATGCTTTTGGCTGTTAGTTATTTGTATATGGACTTGCGTTCGGGCTACAAGGAACAGATTGAAAAGAGTAATCAAAAAATAGATGCCTTGGATTTAAAGATTGATCGTCTCAGCTACGCATTAAAGAAATCCGACAGTGCACTGGCTGCCGCCATTACTGAAATTCGCATAATGAACACAATGAGAAAACTATGAAGCACTTTACTTTAATTTTTGCAGCCTGTTTATTTGTTAGCATCGTTGCTGTACCTACCGAAAAAACCAAGGCGGTGCCAGTGGATGAGGTCGAGGCAATGTTGGGTAAAATTACAAAAAATCTGCAAGCCGCATCTGTTGCAACCGCACAAGCGAAGGCAATGGGTGAGGCAATGGTTGAGAGTAAGGTAGCGGAAAAGGCTGAATTGAAGCAGGCCGTTGTGAAGGCTCAGGCCAAGGCCCAGGTGTTTGAATTGAAGGCGGAAAAATATGCCAACACAATGATGATCATGGGCGTTGATACTGCACTGGCTGAAATGGACACGGTGAGTTTAAACAATATGCTCAAATTAAACGGGTTGTAAAATGGCAAAGGCGAGCGCATCCGTAGGTAAATGGCAACCCAAGCCCAAGCGTAAAAACAAGGGCGTATATTCAAAAAATAATAAGCCCGCGAAAAGATACCGCGGCCAAGGTAGAT